AACTGGATAGAGCGTCGGTCTACGGAACCGAAGGCTAGGAGTTCGAACCTCTTACGGTGCACCAACCAGACACACGTCCGCTACCTTGGATTTTAAGGAATGGCGACGTGTGTTTGTGTTTTTACCCCGTTTTTTACTGACTTCCCTATGCCGTACGCATTTAGACCTTAAACACTTGACTTATTGCGACGATTTTGGTACAATAAAATTATTATGGCGGACGAAATTGACCGAAAAAAGCCGATTTCTGTTTCTGCATTTATCAAAGCCATACGCCCGATTGTGCAGTTATATTTGAGCTGCACACAAACGAATGGACAGATTCTATCTTCTGAGCTGCAAAAGGGAGAAGCAGAGATTGCTGAATATATTGAACGAGCTTGGAGCGCAGTGTGTAGAAAATGGCCTAAATGTTTTAGGGAAGATGGACACGAATGTAATGAAAGCTATAATATTTGCAAAGGAATTGGCGTATTCCCGATTTATGCCCTCTTCTATGAATGTATCTCTGTGTGTGAAGGAAACTTTGAATTAGGTCTTTCTATGTTCATTAATACAGTTGATAGAAGTAAAGTTTCTTCGTCGGACTGGCTTGTTGGAGGAACGTTTACTGGTATGTCTTCTGGACCAGCAATCAAGAAAATTGTACGATATATAAAGAATGAGCCTTTAGAACAATTATAAGGTATATGCATTCTCTTGTGTTATTCCGCAATAGCCCCAAAAACGAAAATCCTCTGAAACCAAATGGTTTCAGAGGATTTTTTGGAAAATGACGCACTTATGGATACAATCTGCGATGGCGGCACGGTGGCGGCCGGGGGCGTCTGTAACCGCACTCTAGATTTTGTAACCGAAGGTCTGCGGCTGTAACCCGGCACCCTCGCTTGTAACCGAATAGGAAAAATGTAACCCCAAGGAACGATATGCTCCTTGGGGTTGCGTTTTATCCAGATAGTTTTCCGATGACCCAAAGCACGGCCACGATCACGAGAATCCATGTAAAGAGGCCGCCTGAACAGCCAGAGCCGCCAGAACCACCGCTGCCGCCACTGGTGCTTTTGAATGCGTGGAAATCGTCCATACCGGGCATAGCAAAACCTCCTCTATTTGTTCGCACTTCTTAGTCCGCATTTACCAGGCCACCCAAAATGCGGACTACCTTGCGACCTTAGCCATTGACACCGACCGTCTGCAAGAACAGGCGGTTCAGCTCATCCCATGTGACTTTATCATCGCCGGGGATCGCTTGGATCAGATGGTCGACCTCCTCAATGGAAGCATCCAGATAGTCGTTGATAATGTCGATACGGGGGCCAAGACCTATCTCTGGGGTTTCCATCTTCAGCCGCAACAAATCGCTCACAGCGGGCACCAGAGCCTCGTCAAGGCAAGCATCTGCCAGCGTTGAAAACAGCATGGGTGGTGGCGTTTGCTTCTCCAGAATCCAGCGGCAGGCTAGGATAGGCCGCAGCACATAGAAATACTTCTTCAGCTTGACCATATCGCCTTTGAGGTACTCTCTGTAGTTTTTCTTGGCGGTACTGAGGTAGTGGTACAGGCCAGCCTTCTTTTGAAAGAAGTGATCGATGATTGCGGAAATCTCTGCCCACTCCGGGGTGGTCTTATATACGATTGGAGAGTTGTTCCACTCGAACAGCGTGGGGTTGGAGCTGTGTAACAGCCGCAGAGCCTTTTGCAGATCCCAGCCGTTGATGTCCAGAGTATCATCCAGCTGCCACTCGATGACATCCCGAGTCTTGTCCAGCCGTAGATAATACTCCAGAGGCCGAACATAGATGAAGCGGACATCGTAGTCACTGTCGGGCGAGGCAAAGCCCCATGCACGGCTGCCAGACTCGACACAGTGAATTACCCGGATATTCTCACGGGCTTCAATTTCCTTTAGCTTGGCAGGAATGATCTCCTGCACGATTTTCTGGTGATCCGTCATGGGAACACCTCCTTCTCGCAGATTGTTATTTGCTGAATTTTGTTTTCTTGCTACCAAAGAATCCAGGCTCCGTTTTACCTACACGATGCCCCTTGTTGTCATAGTGGTGTGTAGAGAACGCTCCAGCTTGGGAAGAACCAACTTTGTGGCCAGAGGCATCCCTGTGAGATGTACTACCGAACAGCCCAGGAGAGCTGCTGCCGACTTTGCGGCCCTTAGAGTCATAATGATTCGTTGTTCCGAATAAGCCGGAGCGACTCTCTCCAATCTTTCTACCGTTACTGTCATAGTGATTGGTAGTTCCGAATAAGCCAGGGCGACTTGTAATTTCTTTCTTGGCCATAGCGAAATCCCTCCTATGTTAATAGCAGTCGAACCGAACTAAGTCATAAATATCCTGCTTCATCTCATAGAACCAAGCGACGGGCAGACCTTCACCCATATTGGTGCGCATGGAAATTTCGATGCCATCCAGAGTGCCGTCGAAGGCATAGAAATCAAAGAGGGTTACATCCCGGAGGTTGCTCTTGACCACTTCACCGTAGATGTCAATTGCTTCTCTGATTCTTGGCAGTTTGCAAACGGCCTGGAAAGGCATAGACCAGATTTCATTGGCGGGCATATCCATAGCATCAATGTACTCGATTTTACCGTCGGAAGTGGCCGCCCAGCATCTCAGATCGGAGCGGACTTCCATAAGAACTGTGCCGAGCAGATTCTGGCCCCTCCACTGCTGTGGGTCTTGAATGCGGGCATCATCCACGGCCAGACCAATGCCCCAAATCTTATCCCGGGGAGCGCATTCAGCAAGAACCATGTTACCGGTGGACAGGAGCTTTTCCATAAGCTCGGGGTTCTGCTGGAACTTCGCACGGAGGCCACGACGCATCATGGGGCCACGCAAACGGTTCCAAACAGCGTCATCGTAGTTGGACACCTGCTTGCCCAGCTTCTTGATGGTGCTTTGATCGTGGGTGTCGAGGATTTTGAAGAAAACACCATAGTCACGGAACAGTGCTGCCTTCTGAGCCATCATGAACTGTTCGGCAGAAGAATAGGTATATCTGCCATACGTGAAAGAGCAGGAATACCAGTTGCTCAGATAACCATTTTCCTGGTCTGGTGCGTAAAAGCCAAGGATGTTATTCATAAAGAAGTCTCCTCTCGAAGCTGCTGTTTTTTGGTTACTGCCCAAAGTATACAGACCTATATGTCCAATAAAACGTCCCGCAATCTATTTAATTCTCATTATAGTCAAGGGAGAAGAAAAATCTAGTAGAGGTAAAAATCATATAAAATATGAAATATTGCCCGGGTGGCCGAGGAATACTTAGGAACTTAGTTGGTAGGCACTTGCACCTACATAGCAGAAGACGAAGATCTACTTTTTAGGAATAAGAAAATAACCAAGAGAGGCGGCATCGTTTATATCTTTCTCTGTAATTCTCTTGGCAACCTTGAATTTTGCCAAACAATATTTGCATTCCAGGTCTTTCAGGCGTTCACTACAAAAGGGGCACTTTATCATACCTGGGCGAAAATTGTATTTTTTGTGGTATGATCCGTTTTCTAGTTCAGATCTTACATGGTCACGTTTTGCTTTCCTATATTGTGATGCTCGCAAATCTGCTAGTTCATCGGCTTTTTCTTCCTCAGTTTTCATTTCTTCTAAGTATTTTTTCCACTGAGAATGACCCTCTGCATAGTACTTGCAATGGGCGGAACCTATGCAATTCGCTAAATAACATCCGCTTAATCCGCATTTACAGATGCGTTTTTGGAGATGGATACAACGTGCCTTGTGACGTCGTGGATCATTTTCATCCTTGTAGACAAATCCAACGTGCCAAGGTGTATCTGGCAACTTAGATTTTTGGTTAAATGCCATTATTTCATCCCCTTATAATCAGCGAAGTATCACGGAAAGTGAATCATTATTTGATTATACGATATCATTTTCTCCTCAGAGTAGTTTGGATAGGATAAAGATCGTAACCAGCAGCCCGATAATCCAATGAAACCAGATGCTATTATCTGTGGTCTCCTCATCGTTTTCGCAACCGCTTAGTTTGTGATCCAAATAATCGTCGAACCAGTCCTTATCGGTCATTACTTATTCCTCTTTTTGTAGTCCTCATCGACCCGGCGCTTCCAGTCGGCACTCATGGGACGACTGGCACGGACGTTACACACAGCCTCGCTCATGGCCTCATAGATTACTGCGGTACCCTGGTGGTCAGCATGATAGCTAGCAGCACGATCCTCGGTGATGCCGAACCGGGCTGCTTCCTTGGCGGCATCGATATTGGCACCCAGGAACAGGAACTCCCAGCCGTACTTTTCCTGCTCGTGCAGGATCATCTTCTTCACTCGGTCATAGGTGTATTCGCGACTGGCATTCTCCATGCCGTCGGTGGTGATGACGAAGATGGTCTTTTCGGGGCGATCCTCTTCACGGGCATACTTATGGACATTGCCGATGTGGTGGATGGACTTTCCCACAGCATCAAGCAGAGCGGTGCAGCCACGGACATAGTAGTCCTTGCGGGTCATGGGCTGGATTTTCTGGATGTTAACCCGATCATGGATGACCTCGGTGTGGTTGTCGAACAGGACAGTGGAAACATAGGCGTAACCATCTTCGCCCTTCTGTTTCTGGATCATGGCATTGAAGCCGCCGATGGTGTCGTCCTCCAGACCGGTCATAGAGCCGCTGCGATCTAGGATAAATACGATCTCAGTTAAATTCTTTTTCATGATAAAAACCTCCTATAATCTGGCGTGTTTTAACTTACACCCACATTATAGGAGGTTTTGCTTACGATTTGGTCAACTGTGAGTGGACGTTTCAGGCTCCGAGCAAAGATTGGTCAAGTTCGTACAAGGCGATATTTATTTCGATAACATTGAACTGCTTATGTTCAATGAAGTAGCGGATGATCAGATCAAAGGTGCTGCTGTTGGTCAATGCGTAGCCCGCCCGGCCGATCAAATCACGAGTAGCTTCCAGATCCAGCTCCAAGGCAAGTGCCAGAGCAATGGCGGTCTGCTTGGAGGGTTTGGCATCCGGGTCGTTGATCAGCTTGGAAAAATGCTGCTTAGAGATATTCGCCTTTTTGTAAACAACAGAGTTCTTCAAGCCTTTCTTTTTAATCAGTTCCAACAGTGTTTCTGTGAAGCCAGCGTCTTTCTCTTTGACGAAGTCATCCAGGCTAAGAGAGGTTTTTTCGCTAGGCATCGGTGTGCAGGGCACGGTCATGCATTCTTCCTGCATCTCCACCATTCGCCGCATCTGATACCGGCTTCTGCGACGCTCCTCGCAAACTCCGCCGTAGGTTTCACGTTCATAGTCTGTCACATAGTTTTCGTCGATGTAACAGCGAACATTCTGCACCAGCTTCTCGGAGAGCTTCAGACTATCCCGGCTGAACACCACCAGATAGATCTGCATCTCGTGTTCCATAAGGAACTCACTGAACGCCCCAATCGCTACCTGCAGCGCCTTGCTCTTGGGAAATCCATGATTTCCAGATGCCAGTAGTGGGAACGCAATGGAGTCGCAGTTGTTCTTCACTGCCAGATCCAGACACATATCGTAGGTCTGCCGCAGGAGCGTTGCTTCGCCGTGCTGACCATCAACCCATGTAGGGGTAGCAGCATGGATCACATACTCTGCATCCAGTTTGAAGGCTGGTGTGATGGCAGCAGAACCAGGCTGGATGTAACCGATCTTCTTTCTGGCTTCAAGTAGAGAAGGGCCAGCCTTTTTGTGAATAGCTGAATCAACACCAGCATTGACCCTTGGCAGGCGGCTGGCAGCATTTACAATGGCATCTACCTGCATATTGGTGATGTCATTTCTCACAATCTCAAATGGCATGGCTTATCCTCCTTGTGATTTGCTTATATTATACCACATTGGTCAAGCTCACGGTGTCATCGAACCCCTTATCAGGGATGATTTCTATGATATCGCCAATCTGGCAGTCTAAGGCTACGCAAATCTTCTGCAAGACCGCTGTTGTTACATGGCCGTTATGACCCATCTTTGTGATTGATGCAGGGCTTATACCAGCTTTTGCGCAGAGGTCCTTTTTCTTCATATCTTTATCAATCAGCAGCTTCCAGAGCCGCTTGTAGCATACCTTCATAGCCACCCTCCCTAGTGATATTTGGAGTGCAGACATTATTGCTCTGGGTGACAGAGAAGTCAAGTAATGTTCTCAGCGGTCAGAACTTTGTTTATGCTGCCGCCCCTTGGGAAATAGCTGGGCCGCATAGGTCTTATTAACTCCGAATTTTGTTTTTCGCCCTTTGAGTGGCACAAATCGTATCCGGTCGGATGCATAGGTGATCATGGCTCGGCTCTTTCTGAGAGTTTCATCCATGGCCAGAGTTTTTATGAAGTTATACTTTATTGTTTCATTCATAGGAAAGTCTATTATCTTCGTATCAATCAGCTCCTGCTATGAAAAAAGGGGCTTACAATGAAGCCCCAAGAGATATCGCCTCCCAAACCCAGTGTGGATATGGGCAGTATTGTCGCATAAGCTCCTTCTCCTACTCATGTATTAAAATGTTTTGTTTTGCCATAGTTATCCTCCGTAATAATGGTCAGAAGAACCGATACTGATTTCTGGTCAGATCAATCATCCTCCGAATCGTCTGGCTCCATATCGGTCTCTACATCCGGGCCAATGTCATCCACGCCCTTCTTGTTGTAGAGCTTGCCCCAGCGGAGCGGATACCGCATCTTTCGGTTGTAGGCCAGGAGCATGGCTTCCGCATATCCCAGAGAACCAGCACGACGCTCCTTTGCGGTTCGGCTGATATCCTTTGCGGAGAAGCGACCCACTTTTTCCACGAACATATCGTCGCGCATGGAATCGCCGAAGGCCACGACCAAACGGCATACACCACGGAGCATATTTGCAGACAAAGAGTTCTGTTCACCCTCCCAGGCACCAATGCAGAGCATAAGAGTACGCTCCAGCACATGGTAGCCATGCTTATCGTAGATTTCTTCCAGCGAGGAAACGGCACAGATGGTGCCAAGTGCCTTGGTGGGTCCAATGGTCAAATCCAGCGATTCCACCAGAGCTTTGATCATGAGCTGCTTATCGTTACCAGCTTCCAGGTTAGCCACAAAGATTTCATACGGCAGGAGCGGCTTGACATACTTCTGCTGGTTGGCGAAGGTATCCGCTTCCAGGGTGTAATCCATATTGTCATAGACCATACACCAAACTGGCGTATCTCTGGAGCCGGAAACCGCAGCCACGATCTCGATGGTATGCTGGCCGTTGAAAACATAGTTGATGCCGTCACGGCGGCTGACTTTAACCGGGTTGACCTGCAAGAGGTCAAAGTTTGCAACGGTTCTGCGGATGTGCTTCTGAGAGAGATTTCGCTGATACTCCTGGTTGGAGACCAGGTTGCGGATTGGTATTTTTTCAAATCGTACATCAGGGACGAACTGATTAAGATCTTCCATGATAGACCTCCTTGACGAGCTTCGCCCGGATACCCTCTACAGTGTACACCAGGCGATCCAGCTCATAAATTAGCTTTGCCCCTGCGCTTTCGCTGACCTTAGTAAAGTCAGATACGGACTGGGTGCGGTTGATAGAACCGATCCACGAAGGGACTGTCAGAGCAAGGCTGCACACTTCACCGTCCGGGTCGTAGGCTGGCATATCCTTAATGGTGCCAGTAGGTGGAGTGTTCACCTGTATCATTCCTTTTTTGCGGTTCTCTTCGAGCATAGCACGGAACTTTATGTATGTAGGCCGACGATCCGTGGTTTTCAGGAAATAGCGAGTCATGCGATTAAATTCATTAGGTGTTAGCTGTGATATTTCAACCAAATGCTCATGCGAGATTTTGATTTTTCCACTGAGTATTTTATCTGCCAGGGCTGGTTCTTTGGAGCGGATGAAATCCAAAATTCCCGCAAAGATCCCATACTTCCTTACAGTCACAAAGCAGATGTGATACTCAAGCCCCAGACGCTCACAAGTCTTTGTGGCCGTGGCATCGTAGGGGTTATTGTCAACGGTTATGGTGGCGGTTATCTCAGATGCTGTCGAACGGCGACTCTTTGCGGCGTCGTGGGCGCCTAATGCCTTCTCAACAAGAAACCGTTTTCCGATAAGGTACTGCCGCATCTTTTCTGGGATATCTTTTCGTGCTAGTTGATTCTTACAAATCCAAGCGATTGCCTCTTCCATACTCTCCAGCCGAATATGAGAGATGGTCATTGGTATACAATGGGCTTTGCAGATCTCAAAGGCTTCATAGTCCACGAGGACAGTATTCTCCCATACCCGAATGGTTGTGGAGCAGCCGTTCTGGAGTAGACAGTCTTTTAGCTCAGTACGCACCTGTTCGGATAATGGGGCCACCATAAAGCGTAAGTCTGGGTGAACTCGCAAGCGAGTACCCATACTACTAGTCATGGTATTTCGGCTTGCCGGTTGCAGTATGGATGGCCGCCTCCATCGGGAACAGTGCTGTTCCATCGGCCATCAGATCGCCAGTCAACAGATACTTGCCACCATTGATCCACTCGGGCATGACACGCCGGAACTGTCTGGCCAGTGATGTACTGTAAAACTCCTGGCATTGCTTTCCGTTTCCGTATCTGATTCTGTTAGCACCAGGAGCGTTGGGCGATTTAACAAGTCCCAGTGTTTTTTCCTCGGGGTTCACAAGGAGAATTACATATTCGGGCTTGCCCAGAGCGGCCAGCGTTTTTCGATGAACTCGGATGCGTGAACGTGCTAGATCAAGTTGTAGGGTTAACTTGGATGTACTGTCTTCCATGATAGTGCCTCCATTTCATTATGTGATTGGTGCCGGGGTTGAGTCTTCTTCCGGCACGGTAAAGACTGTATAGCCATCAAAAAGATTAACCTGGATGGATTTTCTGTGTTCGTCTACAGGAAGGCCGAACTGATTCTTCCAATGCTCCGGGAAGATGGGTGTTCTGGATGTCTTAGGCTTTTCGCCTTCCTTCTGCGTCCGCTGGTACACCTCCGTTGCGGTAAGGTCAAAGAGTAGTAGATACTCACCGTTACAACGGACGATATTGCCCAGGAGCTTGTAGCGGTAATTGTGGTTCCAGCCCATGAGGTCAAAGAGTTTTGCAAAGAACAGTTTGCAGCGGATCTCTCTGGGTTTCCGCTTTCCATTTCGGGTACACCACGCATAGCTGTCCTTGGTGTCCTCATCGCAAGGCAGAGCAACCATCTTCTTGGTATAGGGATTGACCAGGAACTGAACAAACTCTACGGAAGGCATCTTTTTCAGGCAGGCGGAGTTAAATTGAACCTTACAGTCCTTGAAGGATACAGAGGGTTCGTAAATATGGGAAAAGAATTCCCCGCGAACAACTTCATATCCTTCATAGCTGAAGTTGTCTTCTACGAACTCCGTTCCCGGTGCCGGGTCATGGGCGGCGGGTTCGGGTATCATAAATTGCCGCTGGTCAAGCTCCATCTGTAATATCCTCCTGTTTTACATCCTGCCTGATTTCTTGCATTAACTGCTGAATGCCTTGCTGTAGTTCCGCACGGCCAGTTACGGCCAGCTTTGCGTCTTCAAAGGGCTGTGCTTGCTCGGCGATTTGCCAAGTACCATCTTCAAGGAAGGCTGCCAGCTCTCTTGCCTGTGCGTGGCGATAGAAGCTCATACCGAAGCTATCGGCCCAGTCGCTGGGATAGCCAATGACGGACTTCCTGGCCGTTGTGAGCCATGCCTGGCCGTCCAGTTCGGGAGCTTGCTCCTCTGGGATCTGAAGCTGATCTTCCGGCATAAAAACTTCGGTGTCCTGTAGGTCAAACATCAGAACAGCATCATCGCCTTGCTTCTTCCGAACACCGCAGATGCGGTATTTGAATGTCTGATCCCATTCAAAGAGACTAAAGATGGTATTGAGGAATGCGGCACCGGCAATATACCTGGGAACATAGGCTCCGTCATCGGTGAGCTTGGCCCACTGCATTGCATTCTTGGTGCCCTTCTTAGTGGGACGTACTGCAAGGAAGTGTTGAACCGGGTGAACAAGTAGCTCCACATACAGGCAATTGTTGAGTTTCCGAATGCAAGCCGTGCTGAAGGTGAGTGAATCGCTGGAAAATGTGGCGGACGGCTTGTTCTTTACATCGAAGAACTGAGAGCGGGCAATTTCAAATCCACGGAAATCAAAGTCGCCACCCTGTGCCACGATCTGCTGTTCGCCGGGAGAGTCAATGGTTTCATCATCGGTAAAAGCACTCATGCAGGCGTTGATATAGTGTTCCTCCCGGAAACCAGCCCACCGTGGATGGATTGGCACAAAACCTTTCAGGGCACCTTCCTTAATGACATGAAGTTCTGGAAGGATGCCCTTATTTCCATACTTGGCGTTATTGATAAGTTGCTGAACGGCAATAAAATCATCTCTGGTAATAATGGGGTCATGCAGACCTTTCCAACGGTGCTGGGTTCGGTCGCCCATGTTTTTCCGGGATTTGTGGTCGAGGTAGCTGGGAGTGTATGTCTTTCGGGTCAGAACGTCTCCGCAGTATCTCTCGTTTCGGAGGATCTGGAGGATGGAGCCTGGATTCCAGACTGTATTTCCCCGCTTAGTCTCGCAGCCAATCTCTGTCAGAGTATCCGCGATCTCCTGACAGGTATATCCAAAGAGATACAGAAAGAAGATGAGCCGGACGATCTTTGCCTCGTCCTCATTGATGGTCAAATGGCCAGTTTCGTCATGGTCATAACCCAGCAACACCGGGGTCAGTACGATGCCGTGGCTGAACCGCATCTCAATTGAGGCGTTCATAATGGAACTCTTGACGTGGGACTCTTCCTGTGCCATGGTGGCTGTAAAGTTGAGGCTCATTTCGGAGTTATCTTTGAGGGTGAAGATATGTTCGGTCTCAAAGAAGATGCCCACGGGAGGCCGCATGGCATTGAGCATACGGACGATGGTCACACAGTCGACGATGTTTCTGGCAAAACGCGAAACACTCTTTGTGATGATAAGGTCAATTTTTCCTGCTTTGGCATCTGCGATCATGCGGTTAAAAGCATCTCGCTTATTCAGAGAAGTGCCGGAAATACCCTCATCAGCGTAAATCTCCACCAGCGTCCAGTTGTCATGGCGGGCGACCATATCTTCGTAGTAATTCTTCTGAAGCTCGTAGGAACTGGTCTGCTGGATGTTGTCGGTAGAAACACGAACATAGACGGCAACGCGCTGATGCTCGTCGGTATCAAAAAAGTCACGCTGTTTCCGAGCAGGAATAACCTCCGCCTCGTCCAGAGAACGGCCCTTGTACCGTTCCCGGATTTTCTCTTTGATTTGGGCTTTGGTCAGGCCCTTGGATTCAACTTTCCGCATTGGGTTCTCTCCATATCGTTTGCTCATCCAGGCAAGCGGCATTCTCTTCCGCGAACAGAGCAGTATTTTTTAAGGTGTAGATGTTCTCTGTTTCAAAGAACACACCGACTGGGGGCTTCAATGCATGAAGCATTTGGACTGCCTCCATGCACTCCTTCATATTGGTTGCAAAGCGAGACATACTCTTGGTGATGATCAGATCGATCTTCCCACGCTTGCAATCGTTGAGCATCCGGTCGAAAGCAGGGCGACCAGCTTGACGCGGGAAATCTGAATACACTCGCACCAGCTTGAACCCCGGGAACTGGTCCAGAAAACGCTCATAATACCGCTCCTGCAGATCCAGAGAGGTGTATGCATTTTTCGTAAAGGAGCGGTGGTGGGTTCGGATGTATATGCCTACCCGGACATAAACCTCTCCGTTGGGAAAACTCAGAGCCAGTTCGGATTGGAAGCCATTCAGCGGTTCTTTACGCAACCGTGCCCTAATTTTTTCTTTTTCTTCTTTATTTGTTATTCCAGCCAGCATCTCAGCACCCCGCTTGATTAGTCTGCAAAGATTATAGAAAAGATGGCGTAAAAATGAAAATAACCACAGGTACACGAATATACCTGTGGTTACATTATTAGAAAAAATATTTAGTTGCCGGTGGGTCGAGCCTTGATCAGAGCCACTTTCATCTGCCGCAGCATGGTCAACATGGACTCAACCTCCGCTGCCGTGCAGTCTTTCAGGAGGGTATCCAGATCACCAGCATAGATAGCGGAGACCTCCGGGATGTCTGTTCGTAAGAGGCTGTCAGCAGAGACCTTCAAAATCTCGGTGATCTTCATGAGGGTTTCTACACCGAAGTTTGCCCGGCCAGTCTCGATAGAACTCATATGAGAAACGGAAATGTCCAGCTTGTCTGCCAGATCCGCTTGCGTCAAGCCGATGGCTTTTCTTGCGTCCTGAATACGCTTGCCTACAGGCTTTAATTTTTCATACACAGCTGAACACCTCCTTGACTTCTTGTTTTGACTATTATATCTTGAATAGTGGGTCTAACTGAACAGTCTAAACTGGGTCACACCTACTATACTGTGTATAATTAGAAAAGTTTATGCACAGAAGGAGGTGATGACCATGGCTGTCAACTATGAGCGCATCGGCAAACGCATTCAGCAGCTTCGGAAGCTGAAGAAACTGTCCCAAGCGGATTTAGCGGAGTTTACCGGGATGTCTGTTTCCTACATAAGCCACATTGAGACAGGCATCAAGCACGCCAGCTTGGAATCTGTTGTACGGATCGCCAATGCGTTGGAGGTGACCGTTGACCAGGTTCTCAACGGAAACCAGACCGGTAACCGGGAGGAGTACAAGACCGAACTTTTCGACCTCATATCCGACTGCACCGGGTATGAGCGAGGAATTATACACGACATTGCCAATGCCGTGAAGCGTAGTCTGCGCGATCACTCGGACTTGCTCCCTAAAGACGATGAGATAGGATTTTAAGTAATTCTATTCTCATCGTTTCCTTTTGCACAATAAACCAGAGGGCAAAAGGTTGACCAACAGGCACATAAACCCATGACCTCCGTGCAGTTTTTTTGCGCGGAGGTCACTTCAAAAATTCATATATTTTATGAAACGGCCACTTTTATTGACAGAGCAACCTTCGTGCGCGACAATAAATGCAAAGCCAGAAATGGAGGGATTTGCGATGATTCTGGTGACTGGAGATATTCACGGCGAGGTTCACCGTGTTGATGATGCCGTTGCCCGGTTCGGTTTGGGCAGCGAAGATACCGTCGTTCTGCTGGGCGATGTAGGTATGAACTATTACGGAAATAAGCGTGGCGACCGCCACAGAAAGAAGCGGCTGAATAATCTGGGCGTGACTATGTTCTGCATCCATGGCAACCACGAGATGCGACCAGAGACCATCGTAACCTACCATGAAACCCAGTGGCACGGCGGCACGGTTTATGTTGAGGATGAATTTCCCAACCTGCTCTTTGCCAAGGATGGAGAGGTTTATGATATTGCTGGCAAGAAAGCCATTGTCATTGGCGGTGCCTATTCCGTCGATAAATGGTACCGTCTGCAACGCAACCTGCATTGGTTCCCAGACGAGCAACCCTCTGTTGAAATAAAGAACAGAGTTGAACAGAAGCTGGAAGAGCTGGGCTGGAAAGTGGACCTTGTCTGGACCCATACTTGCCCAGAGAAATACACGCCCAGAGAGGCATTCTTAAGCGGTATCAACCAGGCTATGGTGGATAACAGTACTGAGCAGTGGCTGGATACCATCGAGGAACGGCTGGAATATGAAGCCTGGTACTGCGGCCATTGGCACATCAACAAAAGAATTGACCGTATGCACTTCCTCATGGAGAGCTATGAGGAAATCCAGCCAAGGGAGGTCGGAGACAATGGATGAACAGTTTTACTGCCTGCACTTGGATGATTACTCCGCAGCCGCCTTTACCAGCTTTGGTAAGGCATACTACGGTACCGTGGCCGATATAAGGGCGTTCATTGACACACTGGGTGGTGACCCGGAGCGAAGTGAGAACTATGCCAAGCTGATCGCCGCGTTTCGGGAATACGAGGCTGGTAACACCGCGGTGAAGCACAATGTAGCCTACCAGGAGATTCCCTTGCTGGAGCCGGTCAAGTTGCTAGGCAAAGCAACGTTGCGGCTGGATAACTACCGCTGGGAGCATTTGAACACCTGGCGGTGGCCGTACAATATGAAATGCGATGTGGTAGATACCACACATTATTGGTTTGCCCTGGATGGCATCTACTGCCGTGCGGTCAAGGCGCGGTTTGAGAACCTGCGGTATGAAGATATCGGAGGCGGCTGGACGACCATTGAGGATCGTTTCTGGGGCTTCCCGACAATGATCATGCCAGAGGGGCGCCACCTGTATAATCGTCTGGCTGTGGAGGAGAAACGCTTCAAACGGAAGAAGGATGCCGAAGAAGATCGGGCGGCGTTCCCTCTGACCAGAGATGTGGATTTTACAGAGTTCTGCAATGACATTTTTGGAGACGGCTGATGAGAAAAACAAAGCTATTTGTAGAAGTAAAAGCAGTAACGGATCTGGAGGGGAACCGTCGCAGCGACCCACCATACGAAGGCATACATGGCTTTCCGGGATATGTTCCGCTGATTGAGGTTGGATCGGTCATGCTGATCATGGATTATGAGATGTCCTATACCAGACTGACAACTACAAAGGTTCAGAGCTATTCTTTCAATGAGGATACCAGGACACATATCGTGCGCACCAAGAACAGCATTTATGCCTTGCAGGACTACTACAACCCCAAGGCAAGGAAACGAGCCAAAGCACCGCTTTATATGCATTCTCCCATAGGCCGCCGCTTCCAGGAGGACAACCCAGACCCGGACAGACATCTCCTGGCCTATGGCAGATACCGTACCAAGATTTATCCCGCCGATCTGCCAGACTGGTATGTGGGCGGCTATATGTATAAGCGGCACGGTTTCATGTCTGCAAAGGGCGTGAAGCATCTATTTTACAAACCCAATTATGTATTCAACCACCTGTATAAAGACGACATCCTCTTCATTTCTTATGACAAGGAAATCACTCCCATTGAAAACGATGACGGTTTCAAATGGTATGAAGGCTACGACTATTGCCTTTCTGGCCCTGTTATTCTGGATTTTGTAGATGCGGTTGAGAAGCACTCCGGGTTGGATGTCAGCGGCATACGAGAAGAGTTGGCAAAGAAAAGAGCGTGGTACTATGAAACCTATAAATCAGGAGATGAATGAAACTGCCACCTACACCAGTTTTTTCGAGTTCCTGGAAAAGAATAAAGATCGTATTTTCCGCTTCTGGGTGTATAAGCGCATTTTCACCCCTCACGAGCAGGAACAGAAGTACATCGACCAAGGCGAGTATGAAGATTATCATGCCAAGCTGGGTATTATCCGAGAGGTTATTTTGCTTCCCGATAACGACCTGCTACTGGGCTTTTACATCCCTTGTACCGAGACTGCGGATGAAGAAGATGAATTCATGCACCTGGATTATTACAAACTGAGCGAGATCCGCATGGAATACCGCCCGGTGGATATGGAGGAGTTTTATGGAGGACAAGAACCAGACTGAAATCATATACCCGGAACCGCGATCTCTGGATAGCGTTTATGTGCGAGTAATGCGGAATGGGAAAAGCTACACTCGTAGTTTTACAGACTTGACCGAGCCAGAACAGATGAATTATCTGTCAACATTAGATCGTGAAGGATTGGAGCGGATGTGCATCCTTATGGCTGGAGCTGTGCGCGGCATCAGTGATCTGTTCGGCTTATCCTTTGTTGGAATGGAGGATGCGGAATGCTAGAAGAAAAACTGAACCTCGAAAACATCCCTCACTTCAAGCAGGGTGAGCTGGAGCGGCGGATGGACGATGTTTTACAGCTGATAGATGAAGGTCAAAGCCCCGTAATGATCCATGACCGCAACGACCGCCGTTTCCTCATGTTCTCCTGGGAGGACTTCTTTAACCGCTTCGGCTGGCTGTATTCCAAAGAGGAAATAGCCGCCATCGAAGCGGCCTGTGCCGAATACGAGGAAAACACCAGCGACCTCGTATTCAGGTGATCTCGGCTTGCCCCAAAGGCGGTGATGGGCATGACATACTGTATATCAGACGTCCACGGTGAAATCCTCAAGTGGAAGGATATGCTGGAGCTGATCCAGTTCTCTGATGAGGACACCCTCTATGTTCTGGGAGATGTGATTGACCGAAACCCACACGGGATCGAGATACTCCGGGAGATTATGAAGCGGCCCAATATACACATGATTGTCGGCAATCATGAGGATATGATGCTGAAAACGCTGGGAAAGCATAACGAATACAATGCCCGACGGCTCTGGCAGCAGAATGGCGGAGGAAGCACATACCGGGAAATGGTGTACAGTGTCACCCCGGAAGAGCGAGACCAGATCCTTCAGTATGTTGCTGGACTCCCGGACTATTTGGAGATTGAGGTCAACGGCCAGAGCTTCTATTTGGTGCATGGAAATGTTAGCGGTACCCGGGCCGAGAGAATCTGGGATCGCCCAGACCCACCACCCGATGAGCCGCCCATACCCGGAACAACCATCATTTGCGGCCACACTTGTACTTTTTTCCTCAATCTTTATACAGAGGGCTATGACGAAAATAGTCCGTTTGAAATCTTCCACGCACCCGGTTTGATCGGTATCGACTGCGGCTGCGGCAACGTAACGGACTTACGCAGGCTGGCCTGCTTGCGACTAGAAGATATGCACGAGTTCTATGTGTGAGGTGAGAAATAATGAACTTTTATATTAGTGACCCGCATCTGGGTCATGAGAATATTATCAAGTTTTGCAATCGGCCTTTCTCCTGTGCGGATGAAATGGACGAAACAATCATTGATAACTGGAATGCCAGAGTCACCAACGGCGATACTGTCCGTATTATGGGTGACCTTATGTTCCGTAACCGAAGGCACCCGGAAGAATACCTGTCCCGGCTGAAGGGAAAGAAGCATCTGATCGTGGGTAACCATGACAAGGCCTGGATGAAGAAGGTGGATCTGAGCCGCTGGTTTGAGAGCGTGGAAATGATGACCTTCTTTACAGACGGAGATCGGAAGATCACCATGTGCCACTATCCCATGATGTCCTGGCCTTTTTCTAACCATGGCGGCTGGATGATCTACGGTCACATTCACGAAAACACCAATATGGACTTCTGGCCGCTGATCGCCAGAAACGACCATATGCTCAATGCCGGTGTAGACATCAATGGCTTTGCACCCGTGACCTTCGAGGAGATGCAGCAGAACAATTTGGAGCATATCGCCCGTACTGCCGCCAAGCGGATTCTGGAGGAGAACCGGGATACCTTTGCAGCTATTGCCCAAATGCGGCAGATGTTCCCGGCTCTGTTCGAGGACGAGCCAGATGATTAACTGGGATATGATCGAATGCCTTCTGAAGCGGAGCAGACCGAACCACACTGGACCGTTCCGAGTGGCCATCTACTCCCGGATGCCCTATGATGATGGGCAGGAAGCAACCGCAGAAATTCATATCAAGTTTATGAAACTGGTTCTGGAAAGAGAGCCACGGTTTCGTATTGAAGGTGTGTATTCCGAGTTCGGAGTGCCGTGCACGGACTATTCTGCTATGCAGGAATACCAGCTGATTGTCGGGAAATGCAAAGACGGAAAGGTTGATCTCGTGATGATCCATGATCTATCCAGACTGTCCAAGGACTGCTTCCATCTCATGAAGAATACCGAACCACTGGCTCAGTGCCAGCCAGAGATCGGCATACTGTCCTTCAGAGACGAGTTGCTGGTCATGGCTTCCGATGCGGCTGGCTGGGCAGAAAAAATGGCAAGCGGTGATTATTCCGCTTGCCGGTTGCCGTATTTTGTTGGTTTTACGCCACTACCTCCAGACCATTGCGAAATTTGAATACAAGGCTTCCATCGCTGTTGGCGGTGACCACATCCAGAGTGATTGCCCAAATGTAGGGGTCAAACTCGGTAAGGGCTTCATCCCGTTCCCGTAGTTCGAAGAGGAAGCCGCCAATCATGCAGGCTTGGTCATCCCGAGCCTGTTTCTTTTCGTTCAGCTCCGCCAGTTTGGCGGCTGCGGTCTCGAAGCGATCCATAAGGGCAGCGTAGCGTTTGGCATAATCCTCCTGGTCGAGGGCATCTGTGGCGTTCTGGGCGATGCATTTGCGAATCAGTTCGGTTACCACTTCCTGCTCCTCGACCATGGCGGCGATCTGGCAGTCGATTTCTTCACAGTTGGTGAGGGCCTGCTGGATAATGATACCGTCCTCAATCAAGGCATCCCGATTTTCGATGAGGGTATTGAAAACGGTAAGGAATGCGGCCTTGACCCGTTCTTCATCCAGATGGGGCGTGTGGCACTTCTGGTCACCAGAGAATTTGCTGTTACATTGCCAGATGGTTCGGCGGTATTTGGAGGTGGAATGCCAGGTCTTGGAACCGTAATAGTCTCCGCAGTCGCCGCAAATGATATGGGTGGCCAAAACACTCTGGCCGCTGTATCGTCTGGGAAGGGATCGTCTGCGTTTGATCTCCGCTTGGACGATGGCGAACTCCCAAGGCTGTACAATGGCCGGGTGGCTGTTTTCTACATAGTATTGGGGAACCTTACCATCGTTTACGATCATCTTTTTGGTAAGAAAATCAACGGTGTAGGTTTTCTGCAGGAGGGCATCGCCTTTGTACTTTTCATTGGAAAGGATGCTCTCAATGGTGCTGGGTGACCACTTGCTCTTTCCAGAAGGCGTCGGGATACCTTCCTCGGTGAGCTGCTTTGCGATGGCACAAGGGGTGCTTCCCAGAATGAACATGGAGTAAATCCGGCGGATGATTTCCGCTTCCTCCGGCACAATCTGGGGCAATCCATCCGGGCCTTTCTGGTAGCCCAGGAAGTGTTTATAAGGCAGGGCGACCTTGCCGTCTGCAAACTGCTTCCGCTTGCCCCAGGTGACGTTTTCAGAAATGGAGCGGCTTTCTTCCTGGGCAAGACTGGACATAATCGTAATCAGCAGCTCGCCCTTGCTGTCCAGGGTGTAGATGTTTTCCTTCTCAAAGTAGACTTCCACGCCTTTTTCCTTCAGCTTACGCACCGTGGTCAAGCTGTCGACGGTGTTTCTGGCGAAGCGGCTGACGGACTTGGTGACGATGAGGTCAATCTTGCCAGCCAGGGCGTCGGCCACCATCTGGTTAAAGCCGTCACGCTTTTTGGTGTTGGTGGCTGTGATGCCTTCGTCGGTGTAGACCTTTACGAACTCCCAGTCGGGTTTGGATTGAATGTAGCGAGTGTAGTAGTCCACCTGGGCTTCGTAGCTGGTCTGCTGTTCTTCACTGTCGGTGGAGACTCGGGCATAACCGGCCACGCGCCGCTTCCGCTGCAAGGCGATGGGTAAATGGCTGATGGGATTGATGCTGGCCGGGATGACCGTTACCGATCTGACGGATCTGCTCATAACTGGGGCCTCCTTTGCTCGTGCTGAGTTGCTCTCTGGTCGCCACCCGGAAGTAAGCAACCGCTATTCTTTTTCTTGAACCGTCCATCTGAATACCTTTCTGGCGTTTCATGTTGCAGGGCGGTTTGCCGAGCCGCCTCTCTTTTTTCTCTGGTCCAGCTTTCCCGGCGGGAGCGATCCTGCCAAACGGCGGTGACCTTGTTACCGCCCTTAAAGCAGTAGGTCAGCCGGTTCTCCGTTCCAACCTCGATACGCTCTACCTTCGCCAGAAATACTGTTTCGTCGAAGGTGTCGGTTCCGAGAACTTCTGCGGTGACCATCATAAGCGTTTCCTCTGGGATCACCTTTGAAGTCGGGCAGAATTCCTTGCCTTTGGTGTTGTAGGTTCCGCAGACCCAAGCGGGGCCTCGTCTGACCATCTTTCTGCGGTAGTTCTTTCCGCAATCCATACATACGAGCTTCCCACGGAAAGGATAGATCACATTGGGATCGGAAGCGTGGGCATAGATCGCAGCTCGTTCCTTTCTGGTTTCCTGGGTGGTCTGGAACTCCGCCATGGAAATAATCGCCTCGTGGCTGTCCTCTGCGTGGTACATGGGAAGCTGGCCACGGTTGATGCGGCCTTTCTTCGTGATGTGATCCTCCACAAAGGTTGTTTGCAGGAGAAGGTTCCCCGTGTACGCATAGTTATTGAGGAGCTTCTGGAGGCTTCCTTGCGTCCAGAGGTTTCCGAGCCTGGTTCGGTATCCTTCTTTGTTCAGATACTTTGCAATTTTGTAAGTACCCCAGCCACCGTTGTAAAGGGAGAAGATGAGCTTTATCAAAGCTACCTCTTCTGCCACCTGCACATAAATACCATCCTCGATGCGGTATCCAAGGATCAGACCGTTCCAGGGAAGACCATTCTGGAAGTTGGCTCGGATACGCCATTTCTGGTTTTCGCTGGCGGAGCGGCTTTCTTCCTGTGCGTAAGATGCCAGAATGGTCATCATCAGCTCTCCGTCTGCGCTCATGGTGTAAATGTTCTGTTCCTCAAAGTAAACATTGATACCCAGAACCTTCAGTTCCCGAACGGTCTCCAGCAGCGTGACGGTGTTGCGGGCAAATCGTGATATGGACTTGGTAATAATCAAGTCGATCTTTCCGGCCCGGCAATCGTTAAGAAGTCGCTGGAAATTCTCACGGGTATCCTTGGTGCCGGTCAAAGCTTCGTCGGCATAAACGCCACAGTATTGCCAGCCGGGGTGCTTTTGAATGAGGTCGCTGTAATAGCTGACCTGGGCCGACAGCGAGTGGAGCATGGCATCCTTACCAGAGGACACTCTGGCGTAGGCTGCGACCCGTGTGAGTTTTGGTGCTTCTGCAGGAAACTCGACCTGCTTAATGATGCGTTTCAATGCGTCACCTCCTTGGTATTAGTGAGCATATTACCTCTGTTTTGGCCTAATAGCCAGGGATATTAGTGGAATATAGTACACGATGTTTCCAGGTGTTTTTTGGTCATAATTGTATCAATTACGGCGTACTCTTCCTCCGAAATGATGCCTCTGCGTACCAATTCACGAGCCATAGACATTGCCATTCTGTACTGGAGAAGCTGGCGGGCTTTCTGCTCATCCATCGCTGTTCACCTTCTTTCTGGCAAGGGCATAACAGCTCCGAGAGCAGTATTTCCGTCCTGCCTTTCCGTAGCTTTCAAAGACGGTGCCGCAATGCTGGCATACGATCCGATAAAAAGCCTTCTTGTTCAGCTTTGCCTCATTTTCCTTCCACCAGGCCATTCGGCATTTATCCGAGCAGTACCGCTTCGCCTTTTTATGGGGAGTCTGTACGAGCAGCCTTCCGCAGTGGCGGCACAGCCCTTTGTGATCGGCGATGTCCGCCTTGGACACGGGGTATCGATGGCAGTGAACTTTTACGGTATTCTGGGAAATGCCAGTAAGCTCCGAGATTTGTTTGGGGGTAAGTCCGTCCAGCTGGTAAGAGCGGATCTGGCTGCGTTCTTGGTCAGTCATAGCGAAGTCCTCCTTCTGAGGGAAAGAGACTCCCTCACTACTTAGCCACGGCAGACCACATTTTTTGCCGGTCTATAACAAAAAAATCCCACCGGGCGAACCCAGTGGGAAGAGATAAACGGAAAGACCTCTGCGGCCTTATTGCAGTTGGATAACGATTAGTAAGGGCTTCGGTAGTGATAGCGGACACCTAAAAGAATACACCCCAGGCAGGCTGCCCAGAGCGTATCTGTTAGTTCATATCCAAATTGGACAGCTGGTGCCGCTGATCTCTGCGGCCATAGATGATTCCGAAGACTTGAACCTTTTTAGCTTCCTCATCCACCCAGAAATAGACCAGGTAGTTTTTAACCGGGAGCTTATGTACACCCTGACTGTGCCAGGGTTCCTCTTCGGTAAGGGGCACACGGTTGGGAAACTGATCCAGAGAAGCGATTTCTTTTTCCAGAGTGTCTAGCATCTTCATGGCAGTGCCGGGAGCTTGCAGCGTGTAGCTGATATAGCTGATAATTTCTCTCAGCTGATCTTGGGCCTGCGCTGTAATTTTTACTGTGTATTTATCAGGCATTACTGCATCTCCCGTCTCAGATCTGCAAATACATCAGACGCAGCACGGGATTTGTCTGCCTTGGCCTCGTTCATACCACGCGCCATCATTGCGTTGAAAGCGGCCTCGTCCATCTCGTCCCGGGCGACCGGCACAGCGGGAACGGCAAGAGAGAACGGAATGCTACGAGTCATGATGATCTGCTTATAGAGCGTGTTGATCACAACAGAAGCAGGGATGCCCAGCATCTCCATAATCGCTTCGGCTTGCTCTTTAACGCTCGGTTCGACACGAGCCATTACATTAGCGGTCTTGGTTGCCATAGTTCATACCACCTTTCTGGCCCTATTATAACCCATTGTATTGCTGATTGCAATACAAAATCAAAAATTTACAATTCAAATGGTGATGCTGTCTGCGCGAGAGGCCAGCTGCCAGAATACCCAGCGATCCAAAGCCATGAAATCGCCAGCATTTTTGAACTGGGAGTGCTTGAACAGCATCCGCAGAGTAATGGCCACGGCCACTTCATGCTTGCAGAGATCGGAGTAGGGACAGTCACAGTAGATGTCGGTCATCATGCCATCGTTAAAATGAAAATCAACCCGATACCATTTGGTTCCTTCCACATAGGCACGGCCTACACCGTTCTGGACGCAGAGATAACGCACACGGCCTTCCTTGCAATAGCCCACAGCCCGCTCGGCAATGACAGAGGTGATGTCCTCGCAGGCTTCGATGTTGTTGATGTCAATGGTGTATCCCTCGCCGGAGATCACCTCATCCTCTTCTCGTCCT